CTGGAGCGAACTGACGCCAGGCGGCGGCTGGGCCAACTATGGCGGCGGAAGCGCCACATTCGGCGTGCGGCGCTTCGGCGACATGGTCAGCATCAAAGGTGTATTGAAAGCCACATCCAGCATCGGATCGGGAGCAACGGTCTACACACTACCGGCGGAGTACAGGCCGTCCACACTGCGTCAGTTCCCGACCTACGGCTCCAATGGAGCGGATCGGATTCTGATTTCGAGCACCGGTGCTATCCAGTTGTCCGGGTCTTACGCCACCAATCAATATGTGCTCGTAGAAACAACATACTTCACAGGAGGATGACATGCCTACATATGATCCGGCGTTGTACCAGAATCAATTGAGTGAGACGCCAGTTGAGACGGAAGTGGCGGCTACCGTGCTGCAAATTCTGAAGGAACTTCGGGCTACGTTCGCAACGCTCAACGGGATGCAGGCGACGTGGAACCTGAACGGGATTCCGCAGATGATCGAGGCGGCTGCCGCCAACAACCAACTGCTTGCCGGACACTCACCACAGGACTGGTATAACTGGGGCGTTGTGTTCACCGAACTCCAAACCTGGCTGCAAACGCCAATCGAGAGCATCCAGGCGACGCCGCTACAGGTGCTGATGAGGCGATATGTCGCGCAGGGGTAATGCCATGAAACGGTTGACGCTGATTCTGTTGTTCGTTGCGCTGCTGCTGGCGACCGGTGCGGTGCAAGCTCAGCAGCGGTACACATATTCGGTGGCGCTGGGTGGCGGCGAAAGCAACTATCTGCTGTGTGCACCTGGCGGAGCGCTTCAGTACCATCATCCGCTGCTGTCGGACGGTTCGGAGGATCGGACGGCGCTAATCGTGGTGTGCCCGGAGAATCGTGCGTCTACCAGTCCGTTGGCGCTGCCTGTGAATGAGCGGCGCAGCAGCAGTATGGTCTATCTACCTATGATCGGAGGAACGAATGAGTGAGCAGACGTATCGACCGCCCGCGTATCTATTGCGCAATATTGAGCAGCAGCAGCAGGCGCTGGCCATCGTGCAGGTGCAGGTGCAAAGTGCGCTCAACCTGGCCGGCGAGTGGCTGGCCGAGGAACTGGGACTTTCGCTCGAAGAAGTGATTGCAGGCTACGAGTGGAACGGGAAGGCGTTCAGGGCAAAGCAGGCTGCGTCGTCTGGGAGTGCACCAGCGTAGCTTCGGGGATTCCGACTGTAGACCTGGGAATGGGTCTCTACAGTCGGTCTAGACCCAGTATAGGATGCAAGCACGCCTGCGTCAACAGAAAAAGAGCCGATATGCAGTCCCCCGAAGCCGGGTTTGGGGCCCGGCACTGCATATCGGCTCGCCAATGATTATAGGGCGTGTTGAGCGGCGATGCAAGTTGCTGAAGTGCGCGGCCGGCGGATAAACAAGTGTTTGTTGTGGGTCGACATGAAAGCCCGCTTGCCTTATCTGTCAAGCCAATCTAAAATCTGACACACAAAAAGGAAAGGCGTCTGCTGCAATCAGACGCCTTTCTTCCGTGCCATTTCTGGCGAATCAATTTTCAACCGCAGGATACCACAATCCTGCTTCCCGGACAACCTATGCGCAACACCCTCTACTATGGCGACAATCTGACCATTTTGCGAGAGTACATCGCAAACGAGAGCGTCGATCTCATCTACCTGGACCCACCCTTCAACAGCAACCGCAGTTACAACGTGCTGTTCAAGCACGAAAGCGGTGTAGCGTCCGAGGCGCAGGTTCATGCCTTTGGCGACACGTGGCATTGGGGCCAGGAAGCCGAGCGCACCTTCCACGAACTTGTCACCACCGGCTCAGCGCCCGTCGCCAATATGATCGGCGCCATGCGTCAGTTTATCGGCGACAACCAGATGATGGCCTACCTGGTGATGATGGCGGCCAGGCTGGTGGAGCTGCATCGGGTGCTCAAGCCAACCGGCAGTCTCTACCTGCACTGTGACCCCACAGCGAGCCACTATCTGAAGGTGGTGCTGGATACGGTGTTTGGGATGGCGAACTTCAGGAATGAGATTACTTGGAAAAGACGCCACGGGTTTAGCAGTGCTGTTCACGAGTCAAATCGTTTCGGGACATGCACTGACATCATCTTGTTCTATGCAAAGTCCCAGCAGGCCGCCTTCACTCCTCAGTACAACAAAGACCTGCCTGAGTACCGGGAGTATGTCGAGAAAAACTTCACACTGATTGACGAGGCGAGCGGTCGCAGGTATCAGGCAACTAGCTTGACGAATCCCGCGTATCGGCCCAACTTGATCTACGAGTACAAAGGCTACAAGCCACCTGAAAATGGTTGGATGATAACCAAAGAGAAGATGGAGCAATGGGACAGAGAGGGGCGAATTCATTTTCCCAGAGACCCTGACGGGCGACTTCGCAGGAAAAGCTTTGCGGACGAACTCAAAGGAATGCCCATTCAGAATCTCTGGGACGACATTCAACAGCTAGGCTCGCATGACGCCGAACGCCTTGGCTATCCCACGCAGAAGCCCGTCGCCCTGCTGGAGCGCATCATTGCAGCCAGCAGCAACGAGGGCGACCTGGTGCTTGACCCGTTCTGCGGCTGCGGCACCACCATCGCAGCAGCGCAGAAACTTGGCCGCCGCTGGATCGGCATCGACATCACCAACCTGGCGATCACCCTGCAGAAGTACCGGCTCAAAGACGCCTTCAACCTGGAGGCTGGCAGAGACTACCTGGTCGTCGGCCAGCCGCAGGACGCAGCCAGCGCCGCCCAGCTTGCCCAGGAAGACCGCCACCAGTTCGAGTGGTGGGCGCTGTCGCTCATCCAGGCGCAGCCCATCAGCCCAACCGACAGCACCGGCAAGAAGGGCAAGAAGGGCGCAGACAAAGGCATCGACGGGCAGATCGTCTTCATCGACGACAGCACCGGCAAGCCCAAGCGCATCGTCGTGCAGGTCAAGTCGGGGCACGTATCGGCCAGCATCGTCCGGGATCTACGCGGCGTGCTCGACCGGGAGGGCGCAGCGATCGGCGTGCTCATCACCCTCGACCCGCCCTCCCAGCCGATGAAGACCGAGGCGGCCAGCGCCGGATACTACACCTCGCCCGGCTGGAACCGGACCTACCCACGCTTGCAGATACTCACCGTCGAAGGGCTGCTCGCCGGCGTCGAGCGCCTGGACAGGCCTCCCACGGCCACCACCTTCAAGCAGGCGCAGAGGGAGGAGCCGGGCAAGCCGGTGCAGCCGGGATTGGGTTTGGAGTAGAGGCTTGAAATGCTCTCCAGGTCTTGGCAACCTGTTTTCCCAAGCAATCTTTGCCCGCAACTGCCGTAGATCCTCCGCTGACATTGCCCGCACTTCGTCGAGGTGTGTGTCCTGCAGCTGGCGATAGTGCGGCGAACGCTTCGGACTGGTCGGCGCCCGACGTTGTCATGTTCTGCGTAGTGCGCCTGCGCCACCCGGCAGGCTGCGGACGGTGGCCGGGACGAGGGCGCCGCCCCATGTGTCGTCCCACTGGCGCGTTATCAGGTCGTCCAGGCTGACTTCGCCCCGCCGCCACAGGTCGTAGCGGCTGGGGCCGAGCATGGTGCGCTGTGCGCTTTCGGGTTGACGGGCGAACCACTCTTGACCCGTCTCGAACTGCACTGGCGGCGTGTTGCGCAGCACCGGCACCAGTGCGCACCGCCCGTTGGGATGCTCGTCGAAGGGCTGGCCGAGGGTGTATTGGCGGCCATCCGCCATGAGGCAGCCGATGCAGGTGCGCTCATCCTTCGCCGCCAGCCGCCGATACCCCACCACCACATTGCTCTGCCGGTAACTCTCCATTGTCGTTTGCCGGTACACCCGCATGGTTTCGGTGCGGGCTATGGTCGCCATGCGGGTGAAGCTCTGCGCGAGCCCTTGCCGAAGTGCGCGCCGTGCGGTCTCCAGCGGGTTGCGGCCAAGGGCGATGCCGTCGATGAGGCTTTGGCGCAGGGCGTCCGGACCGATGCGGCTGGCGTCGGCGAGGATGTCGCCGACAGGCGTGCCGGCGCCGGTGAGGCCGACCATGTTTTCGACGGCGGCGATGGGCAGGCGGTTGAATTGGAGGAGTAGTTCGGCGTCGGCGCCGACGGCATGGATGGCGGTCTGGCTGTGGGAGATGGCGGCTGTGATCAGGGTGTGCTGGCGGGTGGCGATGCGGTCGGCGGTGAAGCGGGCGTAGCGCGCCAGTTCGTCGTCAACCTGGCGCATGAGTTGTTGGTAGCGGCGGCTGCGTTGGAGTTGGCCGAGGGTGGCGATGCCGCTGCCTTGGAGTTCGAGGGCGAGGGCGTCCACCTGCGCCTGGAGGGCCTGCTCGACGCCGAGCCAGCGCCGGGCCATTTCCTGTTGCATGGTTTCGTCGCCGCGCAATAGGTCGGCGCGCCAGCGTTGCATGAGGTCGATTACTTGTGGTGGCATGGTTGTGTCCTTTGTCGGGCGTGACGAGTATCGTCTGACAATAAATGATTGTCGGTCGGTTGGCGTCAGGCGTTACGAGTCACGAGTCAAACCGCACCCCGGTCGAAATCTTGTTGGGCGGCGGTGAGCATGGCATCCGCATAGGTGCGTTCTGCCAGGCGTTCGGCGGCGCGATCTTGTTCCATTTGTGCGATCTCTGCTGTTGTCCAGCCTTCGGAGCGCTGGAGGTGGGTGCGCAGCGGAATGCCGGCTTCGACGGCCATTTTGCGCACTTCGGCTGATGAGCGCGGTTGGATGGTTTCTACGGGTGCGTAGGCGATGTGCAGTTGCTGTGTTGCGATGGTGCGGCCTTGCAGGTGCAGTAGAAATGCCGCCAGGTCGCGCCAGACCGGCGTCAGTGTGGCTTGCAGGCGCACGGTTTTTTTGTTGAGGGGGGCTTCCATGGCGATCAAAGCTTCGCCAGAAGGGTCGCCGCCTTGTTGGTAGAAGTAGTGGCGGGGGGTGCGGGTGATGATGCCGATGTCGGCGGAGAGTTTGTTGATGGCGTTGAGGTAATTTTGTAGGTCGGTGGCGGCGAATTGGCCGGCTTGGGTTGCCTGCATTCCCTGTTCCGACGCGACGAGATCCCAGATGGCGTTGGGGTTGTTTTTCAGGTTGGCGATGCCGGCGGCGGAGATGACGTAGCGTTGCGGGAATGCGCCGAACTCGGCGGCCACCATCATGTCGGCAAGCAGCTTGTTGACGGCGTCCTGCACTTCGACGACATTCGTCAATTGGGATTTGATGCGCCGCCGATTGGCGCGGAAGTGAAAGACAGGGATCGCTTCATAGGGGTTCACGGCGATGCTTTCGCCATCCGGCGTCGCCGTCATGGGCTCAAATGCTTTGGCTGTTGGCGTCTCGCCTGGTTTGAACTCGCGGCGAGTTGCGTAGTATTCCAATCGATCCGGGTAGTAGAGTGTCAGGCGGACGCCGCCCTCCGCCGCCCACCATTTGGCGGCAAAGCGCATGCGGCGCGGATTCTCAGTGTCATATTCGGCGTGGCAGAGGCGGGCGTCGTTTTGAAATGCGGCGACGATGCCGTCTGCATCCGGCCACGCCAGAACAAAGGATTCGCCGGTGACGGCGACATCTTCGTGGATGCTGTATTCGTCATCGACCAGGCCGGTTTGCTCCCACAAGGTGCGCAGGATCTGCGTGGTCTGCTCGTCGCCGTTCACTGTCGGTGTATACAATTCCATGCGATCCAGGACGCTGTCTACGACGACGGCGCACCAGTTTTCGGTGAAGCGGGCGGCGAGGCCGCTGAAGATTTCTTTGAGCTTTTCGCTGGAATAAACCAGGGGCTGTTCGCCGTCGTAGTAGCGCCAGAGGGCGTCGTATCGGCGCTTTTTGGTGGTGAGTGCGGCGACGGCGATGTCAAGGTCGGTGTTCATGGTTTGTCTCCTGTCCTATCCTTGTTGTGTTCTTTGTTCACGCGGCGTCTTTGCTAATTCCTGAAAGGCGCCTGCGGCGGCGTCGACTTCGTCGTCGTGGGCGCCGTCGGGGAAGGCGTGCAGGGTGCGCAGGAAGCGGTCGTTCCACGCGCCGCGCACGATTTTGACGTTGCCTGCTTCGGCCTGGGCGGCGAGGGGTTTGGCGCGGGTGATTTTGTCGCCCTGGGGTGCGACGGCGCGCACGTCGAAGCCGACGAGCAGGGCGACGGTCGAACGGGCATCGCGCACGCCGCTGGCGCCGCCTTCGCGTTCGAAGCGTACGGCGACGTGTGCGCCGTCTTGGGTGGCGGTGTTGCGCAGGAGGGTATCGATGCGGCTGGGTGCGGCCTGTTCGGCGATGGCGTCGAGGATGTAGTAGGTGTCGCCCACACGCCGCATGAGGACGCCGGCGGTGTAGTCGGGGTCGGGCTTGGCAATGGTCTTTTCGGTGGCGGCCAGGTCCCAGAAGCGAACGGTGCGGCCGGCGGCGGGGGCGGCGGCGACGATTTCGAACCAGCCGCGATCAAAGACTTTGCCGGCAGATGGTTTGATTTTCCAGTTGCCGCCGCGTGTGCCGTCGCCGAGGAGGCGTTCACGGTCGACGAGGGGCAGCGCCATCAGGTTGGCGAGGTAGCCGGGATCGGCATCCAATAGGATTTTGTTGTCGAAGACGCTGGAGAGGATGAAGGTGAAGGATTTGGGGGCGCTGCCGGGATAGCGGGCGTGCAGTTCGGCGGCGCTGTCGGCCCAATGGAGTTCGTCGTTGTCAACGGCGAACCAGCGCACGATGCCAGAGCGATCGGGGAGGGCGTAGCCGTCATCCCCGATGTACCATCCCATGAATTCGTGCACCCAGCCGCCAATGGGATCGTCGTCGGGGACGGGGTTGCAGGTGGCGCGCATGTAGGGGCGCACGCCGCAGAGGGAGCGGTTGCGGCTGAGCATGTAGGTGAACTGCGGACGGGTGAAGTGGGTGAGCTCGTCGAAGGCGATGAGAGGCAATTGGCTGCCCTGCCAGTCGAGCCGGTTCTTTTCGTGCTCCATGTGGGCAAATTTGATGGTGGCGCCGCTGGGGAATTGCCACTCGAGCAGGTATTCCCGCGGGACGCCGCCGAGGAGCGGGTAGAGTTTCATGGATTCATCCCACAGGCCGCCAGGGTTGCGCACCTGGACGGAGGTGCGGCGGAAGATGACGGCGTTGAACTGTGGGTTGCGCACATGGCGCAGTGGCTCGAGGAGGAGTGCGAAGGATTTGCCGCCGCCGGCTGCACCGCCATAGATGACGAGGTCGGCGGCGCTGGAGAGGAACGCCGACTGTGGCCCACGTTGGGGACGGATGCTAGTCGTCATGGGGATCCCTGCTGTTGTCGGGAAGGTAGATGACGACGCCGGCGTCGGGTGTGGAGAGGGCGACGTCGGCGGCGGCGCGCGGGCGGTAGTCGCCGAGCATTTCCAGTGCCAGTTTGCGGTCGGCGTGCGCTTTGGGGTCGGGGTCGGTAGCGACCGCTATGAGCGCATCATAGATGTCACGGCGATGCTGCAGCAATGGTGCGGCCTGCATGCGTGCGATTTCATCTTTGATTTCGGGCTGCTTTTTCACCCACCGGCTGATGACGCGGTCGCTGTCCAGCCCGAGCACTTGTGTTGCCAGTTCGTTTTGTGTTTTGGGCTGTCGCGCGGCGGCAGGTGCGGCGGCCCAGGCGATGTAGATGGCTTTCCGCCAGTCCCAGCCGCGCGAGCGCAGTTCGCAGTAGTCCTGCCACCAGGCATACTGGGTCAGGTCCGCCAGTAATTTTTGATAGGCTCTGCGACTTTGCGCCTGGCCAGGGACGGATGGCGCGGCGGGGAATGTTGTGTCTGTATCGGTGTCCTCGCTTCGTGTAGGCATAGAAGGTTTGAATGGTTGGCGGGCTGACGCCCGCGGCCTGGCTGATATGTAAGTGTTCCCAAAGTACGGGTTTGGCGGTGATTTGGCGGTGGCCACCTGAAAAAAAACGGAGCGCACTCTGGTGATTGAGAGTGCGCTCCGGTTGCCGGCTACGCTATGGTGTTGTCTGACAGGGCCTGTCGAAATTCAGTCCTGGCTGTCGATCCGAATGTGCACCATTTCTGGTGGCTTTTCGATCCACACGTCGCGGCGCTCTTTGGAAATGTGCAGGACGATCTGCTGGCCCTTGACGGACGGCGTCTGCAATAGGCGGGCCAGTATTTTCCCTACCTCGGAACAGATGAACTCAATTTGCTGCACTTGGTTCGGCGTCACCTTACGTCTCCCTTGCTTCGCTCAATTCGATTCTACCACGATTTCTGAGACCCGCGCCCGGCGTTTCGCATGATACAGGGGGGCATTGCTGTCAGTTTCCTGATAGCAGCACCACCAGCAGTACACACCATCCCACCACGGCGATGATTGTCAGCCAGAATTCGGCGCCATCGATGTCGTCGAGCCAGTCGCTGATGATCCAGCGGTGGCGGCCTGCCTTGCCGCGCTTGCCCATCAGTCGATCCGCCGGAAGTTGCTGTCGGCCGGCTCCTCCTCACCCATGGCCCAGGTCGGCGCCGAGGCCTGCGTCCGCTGGCTGTCTGTCAATTGGCGCTGTTGTTGCTGTGCGATCTGGTTGGCGATCTGCAGGACACGCGCATCGACCTGGTTGCCGCTGCGGATGGCGCCGGACATGCCGGTGGCCACCTGGCGAGCGACTTCGCCGTAGTCGTCGGCGCGCTGGAATGCGATGAGTCCCTGGAGGACGTTGTCGTGGTGTTTCTGCGCCTGGCGGCCATATACGGCGGAAACGCTGATGCTCATGAGAAAGATGATCCCCAGCATTGTCAGCAGCCCGGCGCCGACGAGCAGTACGCGCACGCCCGGCGGGCCGAAGTAGTGGTCGGTGGCCCAGCCCAGCCCAGCCAGGGCGAGCAGGACGACGACGGCGATGCCGAGGGTTGCCCAATGGTGCGAGGTGCGGAGGGCGTTGATTTCGTGCTGCAGGTAGAGGTCTTGTTTGTCTTCCATGTCAATCTCCCAGGAATAGTTTTTGGAGCCAGGCGATCAGGCTGGGGCGCGGCCGGACGGCGGGTGATTGGCGATTAGGGGGGCGGCGCATGCGGGTTTGGGGCGGCTGCCATTGTTCGCGCCCGGCCGCGCCGACGCCGACGGCTTCGTCCATGAAGCCGTAGAATTTGGCGGCGATGCCCTGGCGTTTGATTTTGCCGCCGCCGGCTGGCCGGGTGGCGCCCTCGGCGCGGGCGCGGTCGAATACGGCGCGGTTGCGTTCGTCGATCAGCGGCGTGACGAGCACCCAGCCGGCGCGGCAGAGGAGGTATTCGGCAAAGGCGGCCTGGTGGCGCGGCACGTCGAAGCCGCATTCGGCGCCGGGGATGCTTTTGGCGGGTATGCAGCGATTGGCGACGGGGATTCCGTAGCGCCGCAGGAGGTGTTCGGCGTCCATGCCGGCGCTGTGCTCTTGGATCCAACGGAAGGTATGCCAGCGCATCAGCGGCCTCCTGCCATGCGAAGGATGGGCGCCTGCGCCGGTGGTGTTGCGACCAGCGCGTCGCTGACCCATCGGTGTGTGTCGGAGGATTTGGAGCCGTAGACGGCGAGGATTGTTTGGTTGAGGCTGCCCAATTGCTCGCGCAGCGCGCGAATCGCTTGCGCTTCCTCCGGCGTGGGGGCGCGGCGGGGAATGGGGAATTGTACCGGCGGGTGCGCACCACTTGCACCGGTGCGCACCGGTGCGACTGCTGTGATTTCGGCGGGTGCAGGCGGTGCGATGGGAATATCCGCACCGGTGCGCACCGGTGCGGGCAGGTGTGCCGGTGCTTTGTCGCCCCATTTGTCGCAGATAGCATCCACGATCGGTGGGGTTGACGCCGCGTCGAGGTGGTACGCCTGGATGCGATCGATTCGTGCGCCGTCGATGTAGAGAAATGCGCCGGCGCCGGGCAGCAATTCGGCGCCGGTACTACGCCGGCCGGTGGCGATGGCGGCGGTGGCGCCATCCACGACCTGACCGACGAGGCGCACCGGGTAGTTGCTTTTGTCGCCGATGAGTTTGACGGTGGGATGTTGGGTCGCTGCGATGACGTGCACGCGCTTGCTGCGGCCGACGGGTACGATGTGCCGGCTGAGGATTTCCAGCGCGTTGGTATCGACCTGCGCCAGTTCGTCGATTACGAGGACGAGGCGCGTGCGGTCGCTGTGTGTATCGGTGCGGCGCCGGATTTCGGCGTGGGCGAGCCGGATCGCTGCGTGCGCATCGCTGGCCGTCCATGCCGCCATTTCGACGTGTGGCAGCCGGGCGAATGGGACGAGATCTTCGTTCTTGCGATCGACCAGGATGAGCCGCAGGTTGTCCGGGGCGGCGTTGTAGGCGAGCGCCGCCAGCAACATGCGCAGTATGGTGCTCTTGCCGCTGCCTGTGACGCCAGCGATGAGCAGATGGGGCCGCGCGTCCAGATCGATGATGCAATCCTGGGCGGGCGTGGCGCTGTAGTTGCGTCCGGCCAAAACGCGGCCGGGACCGATGCGCATGGTGGCCTGTTTCCAATCCAACGGGCGCGGCGCCGGGTGCGCCACTTCCAGGGCGATGGGCATTTCACGCAGGCGAACCGGCGTGGGGGTAGCGCGGCTGGCGCTGATGCGCTCGGAGAGTTCGGGCAGCAGCTGCGCCACGCCGCTGATCCGCTGTGTGGCGCCCAGTTTGAGCCCGTAGGCGACGAACGATGCGCCGGCGATGGTTGTCCATTGCGGCTTTGTGCCGGCATCTACGCCGAATGCGGCGAGGGTGCGGTTGATGATGGCAATCTCGGTGTGTAGTTGCTGTTCGATGTTCATGGTCACTCCAATCAAAAGGCGGATTGCCTATGGGGACAATCCGCCTGCTACAATGGTGCAGGCGACGCCCATACGTCGCGCTATGCCGGGCCAGCGCTGTGATCGCTGCGCCCGGCGTCAATTTTTCAGGACCGCTTGCGATGGCGGTGACGCTCGATGAGGATGTAGTTGTTGGCGAGCAGGCGCCGTGTGAGTTCTGCGTAGTGCGCCTGCAGGTTGGCGTGTCGACGTTCGACCTGCGCCAGCCGTTTGCGCAGGATGGCCGCGTCCGTGCGTTCCAACTCCGCCCACATCCAATTTTCTTCGGCCCGAGTGCGCTGCCGCTGCGCCCGGCCGTGCTCCTGCGATGCGTAGCCGGCCAGCACGCCGACGGCGGCGACCAGGCAGGCGATCGTAATGCCCATTAGTTCCGTGGTCATCGGGTTTGTTCCTGCTGGTTGAGTAATTGATGAAGCTGCACCTCTAGATGACGCAGCCGGCGTTCGATGGCGGAGAGCCGGTGGTCGGTGCGTTCGGGCCAGGCTTCGACCGCACGGCGAACGTCTGGCGCGGTGGCCAGCAGTTCGCCAGGGATTGTATATTCGTCGTCGTTGAAGTCGATCGTCGGTTCGGGCATGTCGGATAATCCTTTCTTGTCAGTCGGTGACGAGTGACACGGTAAAGCCGTCGGGCGGTGTTGACCCCAGCGCCGCCGACGGCGTGTCAAGGGAGTCAGCTCCTGTGTGGGGCGGTGATGCCGGCCGGATGTTGAGCCAGTGTTCGTAGCAGCGCGCGTCGCCACAGGTGATGCGGCGCACGCCGTCCGGCCAGGCGCCGCACGGGCGCAGGTTGCAGACCGGGCAACGTCCGGTGAGGTTGCTGCTGCGCACCTGGGCCATGATGCGATCCTGGGCGGCGTACTGGGCGGCGGTGTATGCCATCAGTCGCAGGCCTCCATGGGTTCGACGGGGCGACCTTCGAGCAGGGCGCAGGTGCGTTCCAGCCGGGCGATGAGTTTTTGCAGCTCGCGGCGCATGGCCAGTGTTTCGCTGTAGCATCCGGTGAGTTCGCCGTATTCGTCTTCGGTGCTGATGGCCAGGTTGTAGATGCCGATGAGGCGGCTGGCGCGGCCGACGCGGTCGTCGAGGCGCTGTGCGGCTTTGTTGGCTGCAGCTTTGCGCTCTTCGTACTCGCGGTCTGTTGCCGTATTACGCAGTGCGGCTGACGCTGTGAGCGGCGATACCTCGTAGTGATACGCAATCCATGCGTCGTGCACCATCTCATCGTACACGCGCCCCGTGTGGGTCTCGGCGGCATCTCTCAGTTCTGCAGGCGTTGCGCTGATGCGTTTCAGCAAGCCTTCGATATCTGACTGAGAGGCATAGCCGTTAGATTCTGTAGGGCTCTCCTGCGCCTCGCTGGCTGGCTTGGGCGGCTGCGTCGGCTCATCCAGCTGCAGCCGATGGAACAATATCCGAATCGTCTCTGCTATTTCATCGCCGAAGAGGTTCAGCCCGCGCCGAGCGCACTCGGTATTCAGGTCCTGCCGGAGGGGGCTGTTGGCGTGTTGTGGGTTGCGGTCCGCTACGTCCCGCCAGGTGCGGCCCTTGTCGTCTCGCCACGCCTGCGCCCAGGGTGTTATTTCGGTGACTAGCCGATCCGCCCGTTTGGTGATTGTGTCGTATGGGCGGATCGCCCATGCTGCCTTCCATGGATCGACCGACGTCTCTTCGGATTGCTGCTGCTCCTGCGCTGCCTTCTGTTCGGCCTGGCTGGCGAGGTTGTTGAGCGCCTGCACCAAGTCACGATCGCGGTAGTGGATAGCGTTAAGGCCCTGGCGGATGGCGAACCAGAGGTTGCCGCCGCGGTAGCGTGCGACGTTGCGCAGTTCGAGCGCGGCGATGCCGGTTGTGATCTGGCGCAGGGCGGTTTCGATCTCGTAGATTTCGGCGTAGGGCTGGGGCTGGGCGAATTGGACGGGCGCAGCGGGACGGGCTGCGGGTCCGCCGCGGCGTTCGGCGACGAGGCGTTCGACAGCGTCGGCGACGGCGGTCTGGATGCGTTCGGGGGTGACGTCGGACCAGGCCAGGGCGCGCTGGAGTTTGTCCCAGTAGAGGCCGGATGCTTCCCGGCCGCTGCGCTGCATTTCGGTGTAGTTGTCTGCCGCGGCGCGGGTCATGCTGCCGTAGTATTCGCCGGCGACGGTCTCGGCGATGTCGCTCAACTCCCAGTCTTCGATGGGCATCTTCTGCACCTGGCCAAATTGCGACGGGTGCGGGAGGTTGAGGGCGGGCAGGTTGGCTTCGTAGCGGGCGGTTGGGGATTGGCGGGCCGGGCGGTTGGCGCCGATGTTGGCGGTGTTGTAGACCTTGCCGTCGGCCCCTTGGCGCTCCGTCACCTTCGCAATTTGCGAAGCTGATTCCATTTCCTCGCGGTATTTGCGCACGGTGTTGTCGCTGACGCCGAGGTGTTTGGCGATCAGGCTGTTTGCCATCTGAACGCCTTTCGGATGTTTGAGAGCGGCGCGGATGGCCCGTTCTTTGTCGGCCTGAGAGCGACGCAGGCCGTGACTCTGATTAGCCGCATAGGATTCCCACTGTGCGGCAGCCTGGTCGCCCTGATGGACGGTCGCTGCGATTCTGGTATGGCCGGCGCCCTTGTGCGCTGCGAGCCGGTGGAAGCCATCGTAGAGCCAGTAGTTGGCACCATCGTACATTACATCCACGGGCGGGAGTGTGCCGCCGTTCTCGATGACTGCGATCAGGTCATCGATGTATCCGGCATCCAGGCCTTCGCGAGGCTGGGTGCCGCCGTCGGTGCGGATTTTTTCGATAGCGATGGGTGTGAGCTGATCTGTGTTGATAAGGCCCTTCAGCACGATGTTTCCTCCTGGTCGAATGTTTGGGCGATGCGGGTGTAGGCTTGGCGCAACTGGGCATCGGCGTCGCGGCCGACGCGGCGCGGGACGCTGCCGAGTGAGATGTGTTTGAGTTGTTCGATGTAGTGCTGTTCGCTGGCGCTGGCCGGGCTGGTCATGGTGAGCACTGCGCCCAGGTTGCGCACTTGGTGATTGAGGATGCTGCTGACGTCGTCGATCATGCTCTCCATGCGCAGGAGCCCGGCGTAGCTCTCCTCGGTGGGCGTGGCGGGGATGATGACGGCGTCGGCCAAGGCGAGTGCGTTGATGAGCAGGACGCCGGCGGAGGGCGGGCAGTCGAGCAGCACGTAATCGTAGGCAATGTCCAGGTTGGAGCGCTGCCATGCCTGGCGCAGGAAGGCGTGGTTGGGGCTGCTCGCTTGCAAGCGGGCGGCAATCCACGCCAGGCGGTGGTCTGCGCAGATGTATTCGAGCTTTTCATTGTGGCCACAAACGGCCTCTGCCATCGGGCGGCCGTCGAGCGCATCGGCGATGGTGTAGGCAGGCGGGACGCCCTCGTGCAGGCGGCTGGTGAGCGTGCCCTGGTCGTCCAGGTCGATGAGTAGCACGGAGCGCGTGGCGGCGAGCGCCTGGCCCAGGTAGTAGGTGGTCGTGGTCTTGCCGCTGCCGCCCTTATGGTTCGCAATTGCGATGATTGTGGTCATTGTTTCTGTCCTTTCTTGCGACCGGAGTCGCGGAGTCGCGGAGT